CCAACTGGGCCCTGCATTGGTTGAACACCAACGATTTCGTTGGCGATAACTGTTGGCATAACACGACGGATAACTGGTAGAATAACACGGTTTAGTGTTGCTACGTTTCCGCTTGATGTTGCGCCAGTGGATGCTGCCTCTGCGAGATACTTCTTAGTATTCTCTAGGACAACTGACATGCTGCTGCGGCGTGAACCCTGTAGGCCCTCAAGTAGGGCGTCCTTGGTCTCGCTCCAACGGCTTTCTAATAGTACGTCTGACATTTATTGTCTCCCTTAGTACCTTACTTCAGGCCTGCCAACTTGCGTAGATCGATGATATTACTATCATCTTTCTGCTCTACTGCAGGTTGTGTTTTTATTTCTTTATCTCCTGTTACCGCACGGCTCTCAGAAATTACTTCCTTCTTAGCCTTTGGTGCAGCACCGTCAAGTACTGCGGGTAGATATCTGTCGAAAGCACCTTGTAACTTGCTTGTTTGAATGCTTTCTAGAAGGTCACGCATAATTGCGCCCTTTTCTTTATTGAGCTTGCTGAGTAGACTGTTCATTACTTCTTTGCGTTGTACGCTTTCATTAATGACTTCTACTTCACGACTTTTACTCTCAATAATTTGTGACTTCTCTGTAATTACAGCTTGTGCTTCGTCGATGCGGTCTTGCATTTCTTGAACTTTTGATTCTAAATTACGAATCTCCTGATTCTCATTGAGGTGACTTACACCATATTCAGCTGCAAATGCTTCAAAGATCTTGCGGCCAAAACTATTTTGTTTGGCTGCTTCAATATCCTCACGTAGTTGAGTGAGCTCTGCTGTTAGCTTTGAATCAACGGCTTCCTTTACGATCTTACTTGACTTCTCAATAAAGGTCTTCTTAATTTCAGCAAACTTTTCGCGTGCTTCTTTAACAAGTTTAACCTTTGCATTGTGTACGTCTTGACGATCTTTCTGGAAATCCTGAATCTCTTCTGCTAGTTGTGAAACAACAAACTTTTCTAAACGGTCTACTACAGCGGCCTGTGCTGAGCGATCGTTATGAAGTTCTTTAATTTCTTCACTAAGTTGATTTACTAGGAAATTGTCAAAATTGCCTGAAGTCTCTTTCATACGTGCAACAAACTTGGCACGATCTTCTGCGAGTTTCTTCTTTTCTTCGGCAACCTGGACAAGCTCTTCTGTAAGAGTTTCAGTAACCATCTTATCTAAAGCCTCAACCATTGTGGATTTGTCGTGTTCGTAGCGACGAGCAAATTCCTCACGGAGTTCCGCCGTAACCTGTGTACGAACTTCACCCATTTTAGCTTCCCATTCTTCCTGGATTGCTGTACGGGTGTCCTCGTTTACAAGGTCGCTATCTAAAAGTGGTTTGATAGCATCTAGCATTATTGTCTCCTAGATCTTTAGATCCCTGATAAGACGAGATACCTCGTCCTTCAAGTATTTTTGTACTTTGTTATTGCCATTTGCTTCTTTGGCAATCTCGAGTACATTGTGCCCATTACGCATATTTAAAAGTCCTTCGTAAATCGCTTTGGGATATGCATTTGGTGCACTGGGTTGTGCCACAACATCTACTGTGACAATTTCGAAGTCAGATACGTTACCAGTATTTTCATTAACGTTGCCGCTACCTCTACTGCTAACTCCTAACTTAACACCACTTTCCAACATGGTCTTTACTAGAGTACCCATTGGAGTTGGTAATACCTTTAGCTTTCCATAGCCGTTAGGGCCGTCCATCCACATTTCAGTAATCATGTGGCTAACACGATCTAAATTAATCTTTAGATCGTCGGGGTGATCAACTTCACCAAGCACACTGTTACCTGATGTGATCTGATCATTGAGCTGCGTAACGGCATCGGAAATCTCAGAGACAGGGTAAACACGCTGGTTTGCGTTCTTTACCCCGCCCTGGATACAAATGCCTTTCATGAAGAGATCCTTGCCTTCGTTCGCAGATTCTGTAACTATACGAGCTTGATCGAAAGTAAGGTGTTCTCTAAGGTAGTTCATATTGTCTACCTTATGCCTTTTTCATTGTTGCGACTTTTGGATCGGCTGCGTCTGTTTGAACTGTTGCTTTTGGTGCTGCTCCGCCCTTTTCTTCGCCGGTTGGATCAACTGCTTTGCCGCCCATGTTATTTTTCTTAGCAACTGGGCCTGCTTTGCCGTCACCCTGTTCTGCTGTAACTGGGGCTGGTGCATTCTCTTTGTACTCACGAACAACTTCTTCAGCTTCAAATGCAACTGATTCCATCTCTTCCTCTTCGTCTTCCTCTTCTTCAGCTGCTTCAGCTTCTTCGTCGCCCATTTCCATGTCTACTTCTGCATCCATGTCCATGTCGCCGGCTTCTGCTTCTTCGTCACCCATTAGGCGATCAAATTCGGCTTTAAGTTCGTCAAGTGCGTCTTCAAGGTC